CACCTGCTCTTGTAGTGAAGACGAGAAGCCCTGCGGAATGTAGCCGCTCGAATCAGACGCCCCGCCCGCCGCCGTGTCCATGGCTTTCCGGAACATCGGCATCTGCTTGAAGGCCGCCTGGTAATACTTCAGCTCCCGGACGTCCGTCGGCTTGCACAGCTCACGAAGAATCAGCAGATCATCGTTGAAGGCATGCAGCGCACGAATTTCGTCCGTCTGGGCAGGGAGCTGCACAAACTCGTGCAGCATCTTGACATTGGCCGGAGAGTTCCCGAAGTCACCCGCGCCAAGAACAGCGTCGCTAACTTCGAACTCTCCCCTGCGGCCACCCGAAGGGGCAGACAACTTTTCGTTAATCGACCCCAGCGCAGTAAGAAGTTTCTCCTGAAGTGCGTGGCTCTCGCTCGACTTACTGTCCATCTTCGAGAGCAGTTCCACGACATCAGCGAGTTCCTTTCGGGCCGCCTCATCGGCGCCCGATAGGGTGCGTTCGGTACTCATAGGGTATAGTTTAGATCCTTTCAGGGAAAATTTACTTTGACCCGCCGTTGGCCCCGGCCGCAGGTATCACCGGCTTACCCGCTCCATTTGGAACAAGGAATCGTAGAGAGTCCGCAGCGATACCGAGGTCCGCTGCGCGACGATGCACTTCTCGAGAAATCAATGCGGTCACCGCACGCTGTACTTGTGAGAGTGGTGCGTCGAGTTCAGCCCATCGCCGCTCCAACTTCTGGAACCGATCTTCCCAATCCTTCATCGCATCCTCCGGAAGAAAACACCGCGTGCAGAGTGCCCATTCCGTCTCACCAGATACGGCAAATGGAAGCACCGGGACCGATTCCACATCGCACTGAGCACACGTTCCCGTCTGCCATGTCCGCCAAACCAGAGGGTGCACTTGCCGCACTTCCTCCTCAACGGGCTGGGTAGCCATCGAGGGAATCTGCGCCGAACGCCGACGTTCCAACTCCTCGAGCAAGGCCTGATCTTCCGCCGCTTCAACCGACTCCGGCAGCAGTTCAATCGACAATAGCTTCCCGTCGCCCATCTGGAACAAGGCTTCCCGATTCATCGGAACCGAAACGATACTCGTTTCGTACAGTTCCAGCTGCGTGATATGGTACACATTCGCAGCATCATCCATGGCACCGTCGATTTCGCGGAAGCCAATGGACAAGGCCTTCAACATCCCTTGGACGATCAACGCCCAGACCATGTCTGCATCGGGGGTATCCGACGCCACGACACCGGAAAGCCACAGCCCATCGGTGCGAATTTCTGCACGATCCCACTTCCCGATGACGCGACGCATATCATGCATCCAGAGCATCACCGGATTCTGCATGAACTGCGACACCGTATCCGTGAATGCCGTCGGTTCCACGATCTCCCGCATCCGGTCCACTGTGTTTCGGCTGGCATATCCAGAGATTCTGCGTTCTGGATCCGTCGCCTTAAACTCCAGCGGCAACTGCACCGACTTTACCTGACCGAGGATCGGTGCAGCAGGTTCTTGTCGTCGCGTCATGAGCAAACCGTTGGAAGTCCCGTCCAGTTGCACGAAAGGCACCGACAAGGTCTCCTGCGCTTTCCCGGAGGCTTCGATACCCGGCTCGAGCAGACGCGCATAGCGGATACGTTGGCGAAAGTTCATAATTACGTTCTAGTGTAGCAAACCTTCCCTGCTATTCACAAGGGATCCGCTTGGCTTCTTGCGAGTTCCAACAGCGCCAATTCCGCTTCCGAGAAGAACTGGGCCAACGGATTCTCTCGCTGCGCTTTCCCCCCCGCAGGGGCCGGCGTACTGGCAGACGGATCGGTCGGAACATCATTCCCGGGGGTAGTTGGTGTTTGGGCAGCCGGAGTGGCAAAGGGGTTGACCCCTTCGCTAATCGGCACCATCGCTTGATTCATCCATGCCACCGTTCCCCACGCTGGGGGAGTGACATGCGGATACAGTTCCCCGAGCGCCATCTGAATGGACCACCCGGAGGCGACGAGCGTCCGAAAGGTTTGTGCGCGAACGAGTTCTTTCGCGACATCATCTTTCAGTGCAGGAACCGACCGGAGATCCGGGATCAATTCCAGTTGTGAAGGGAATAGTGGTGTCAACTCGCGGTTCAATGCCGCGTAAATCTTCTCGAGTTTCGGAAAGATCGTAAACTGATAGAAGTTGACAACTTGCTGGTTTACTCCAGCAGACCTAGCGGTCGTCTGCTCCGTGCTGTAGAGCCCCGCAACGGCGAACGGAACACCGTAGATCGCCAAGATTTCGTCCCGGGACATATGCCGAGCAGAGAGCCAATCCACTTCCTTCGGGGACAACGAGATTTTTTCCCACTTCAACCCGCCCGTTAGCAAAAGTACTTGCCCGACCGATTCCTTCCCTCGGTTGACAATCCTCCGTATCTCTGTTTCCAGCCGTTGACGGGTCGGATCATCCAAATCATTCGGGGTGGTAATCGCGCCGGCGGGCCAGGCTCCCTTCGCCAAGAAATTCCTGTTCCATTCCAACGCCGCTTTATCCACATCGATCTGCAGTCGTGCCGCCGTCAGGGGAGACAACCCATACCAGTCATTGTAGGGATGGGCATACTTGATGTGAATGATTTCGTCCCGGTTGAACTTAATGGACTTCCCGTTGGCCGTATAGACATATCCTTGCACGCCCTTCGGCCCAGGAATGATCAACATGCGAGACGGGTTCAACACATACAATTCATGCGGACGATTCAACCGATCCAGCGCAGCCTTCTCAATGAAGGCATTGCCTGTCAACTCCAGGCTGACCCCAATCGATTCCATCAGGTCGAACCAACTCTGATACGGGTTCGGATACAGCAAGAGATCGCGGAGTCCAGCGGCAGGTCCCATCACGATGGAATTGGGTTGGCCGCGCTGCTCCCGACGGATCAACTGGAACCGTACTTGCGCCTCGGAGTTGGCAATCCGATTTACCGCAATATAGACCCATGCCGTGCTCGTGCCGTATTTCCGGAGCAAGCACTCGAAGTCTTCCTGGCTGACCTCGGCACCAAACTGGTATCCAGCGAAGGCTTGCGCGAAGGCTTGGTATGTCCGGGAGTCCTTCGCCCGAGTCGCCCGATACGGATTGCGTACCACGACCAGTTTTGCCGAGGACGCAGGGCTTTTCTTCGCCGGGCTCTTCTTTGGGCTTCTCGCCATTAGCTCCCCCAAGAATAGCACAACTGCTGTTCTATTCTGGTATACTCCCGTCCATGGAGAATCCGGTCCCCGCCCTTCCGATCAAGACACCCGCAGGCCCCCTGCTTACCCAGCCCCTGGATACCGGGAAGGAAATCGCCCTAACGGGAGCCTTGTGGTTGGCGATCGTTGGAACCATCCTCATTGGAATGTGTTCCTTCGCCTATCCGCCACGGTGGGAAAGCGGAGCCATGCAAACCGTGACCGTGCTTGCTGGTGTGATCGGGGCGATCCTCTCTGGGAAGTTCGCGCTCTCGAGCCCTCGAGCCACAGAATCCTGATCGACCCAGCCGCTCAGGTCAATCGACCGAATCCCCTGCGTAGACTCTAAAGGGAGGCGCCGCTTCATCCATCCAGGCGTCGCAGAATGTCCTGCTCGACGGACGGATTTCCGCGAAAGGAAAGACGATCGAGAGCAACAGCCACAGCAGGGCGACTCCCAGCGCGCTGACGAGGATCCCGCGAACCGCATAGCCCTCCGTCAGGAGCGCAATACCGAAATAGCACACGATCGCCGCGACGATGAAACAGGCAAATACCAGCACGAGCCCCAATCCGTGAATACACATACACCCTCCCTCAGACTTCCGTAGGTCAAGACGGCATCATATACTGTTCCGACCGGGTCTCTGTCACGTCAGAAAAGAACCGATATCGGTACAACGGCGGCCCTTCGATCCGGTATTGATTCTGGAGGGTCAGGCCAGCGGACACTTGCGCCACCCATTCCACGTCTTCCGCGAAGGTTTTATCGGGGAAGGCGAAACGCTTGGCATGCGCGGTACGCCAGCATTGGGTGTGGGTAGGACGGCCGGTCCACAGATGCATTCCATCAAAGCGTAGATAATATTCCACCCCATACTTGCCGAGTTTTTCCTCCTTGGCATTCACTGAGACCGTTTGATCGAACACGATGACACAAACCTTGGCAGGCACATCACGCACCGCACGTGCAGCGTCTGTGAGTTTCTGGACATAATCCTCTGCCACCCAATCATCGTCATCGATAAATGCGCACCACTCCCCCTGCGCCATCTGAAGAAGGGCATTTCGCTTCTCTCCAACCGAGCGCTGCTTATTGTCGTAGAGACCAAGAATTTCCACGGGCTTCCCGGCACTCTGTCGTTCCAATTCTTTGAGCAACGTCAGGTAGTACGAACCGACACGAGAAGGAACCGTCAACACCAGCAGGGAAAGAATTGGCTTCGTCATATCCAACGATCCTCTAGAATCAATGCATCACTCCCCCATTCCCGACCTACATTCGCGACAAGGAAGGTCGGATCTTGCGACAGCTTCTCATAGAGTGCTTTCGCTGGGGGAAGCCCGTCTTGCGTAATGTGCTCCACACGAGGGTGCGGTTGATGAATTCCCAGAATCCGATCTCCGCTGAAGAGGAAGCGTCCTCCAGATTTCTGCCACCGCGATACGAGTTCCGTATCTTGATACCCCCATCCCTTGACAAATTCTTCTTCGTATCCTCCGATCGCGCAGAAAAATTCTTTCGGATACACACCGAGAAAATGCAACGGTCGTTGCCCTGGGCCTCCACCGATCATCCCCTTCAAGATCGGATCGTCCGCCATGCTCGGATCGTACACGTCGCAAATCAAGGCATCCTTTGGTCCAAGTGGCCAGGAAGCCATCTGATCCAAATTGGATCGATAGCAGTGGTAGATCTCTGGGTGGGAGATCACGACGCGATCGCCTTCTGCCCGACGCAAAGCCACATTCAATGCTGGACCAGGGTCATTGAAGCGCCCCTCGAATTGATACAAAGGAAAAGGCACCTTGTGGATATCAATCCGAAAATACCGAATCCGCAACCCATGCGAGACGGCAGTGGACAGAAGGAGCAAGAGATCCGGATCCGTCCCGCCATCATCCACCACCAGTACCTCAAACTCATCCGGCGGCAAGGTTTGCACAGTCAATGTCTGCAACGTGGTCGCAAAAAGCGCGGTGCGATCACAGATGGGATAGATCAGACTCAGCATAGACCCTCCGAGCGGTTCGACGTTCCAGGAATTCCTCGCAGAAAGTAGGCCAACATGATGCATGCTGCGGGTGTCCGAGTCGGGATGATCTCCCCCGACATAGACTGATACCATACGGACACAAGATTCGGATGTCCAGCGAAGGTCTCCTCGGACAGTTCCGCGTGGCAGTGCCAGGGATTCCTTCCCGGCGCTTCTCGGTATGGGACGGAGATCAGCAGGCGCGGAGTCCGCTCCAAGAGCAGATTCAGTGAATCCTGCGGCGGGGCCTGCAGATGCTCCAACACTTCAAAGGCGATTCCAAAGGTCCCGCGAGCCTCGCTCGTCTCAATATGGGAAACCATAAAGTCCCCATAAGCCGCATATTGATTTCTCGCATAGGCGATCGCTTCTGCGGAACAGTCAATCCCCGTATAGTGAGCGGCTCTGAGGATCTCCGACCCATACCCAACACCACATCCCCAGTCCACAATCGTATCCTCGAACCGATGACAATATTGTTTCGCGAAGTGATACCGCGCCCGATGCATCGGTTCATCCCCTTGGCAATTGGTATACCCGGGAACGATCCGTTCTCCCCGATTCCAGAGATCATCCACTTGCATAGTGCTACTCCTCGCTGTGAGCCAATCCCCGTACCGCAACGCCGAAGGTATCCGACGTCACGGCAAATCGATAACTCTGCCAAAAGAATCCCCACCGATCCAGGAGCGTACGCACCCAGACCTCCGGGTACTCCCACTCCCGCTCCCCATTCGGAGCGCAATACGACACCAGACACCCATCTTGGCGCAACCCTCGATGAAACCACAGGAGCAACCGCATTTTCGTCACCCGAGCAAGTTCGGAAAGAAACACGGTCGCCATAGCCTGCGGAAATTGCTCAAGTATACCCTTCGCTACGACCACATCAAATGTCCGATCGGCGAACGGTAAATGCGTCAAGTCCATCTCGACATCGTGACCGCGGATCGTCTGGGCACCGGCAGCGGAGAGCCGATGCATCAACTGCGGCTCGTTCCCTGCCTCCAGGACCCGCTGTGGAACCCCCTCCCACACAATCGTGTCGAAGAGGACGTCCGTATGGTAGGGCGATGTCGATCGGATCAACATGCGGCTTGTTTACAGATACGGCCCACTTGTACTGGGGACAGCGCAAATTGCTTGGCGATCGAGTCAAAGCTGCGGTGCAACCGATACTGGGCGCGGATCGCGGCATTCCGTTCCTGAATACGCCGTCGGCGAATGGCGGAGGCTTCCTTCCGGATCAACGCGATCGGCACATGAAACCGGGCCGCGACCCGTGCAAAGGAGACCCCTTGTGCGACGGCCTGGCGAATGCGTTCCACCGGTGGTGGGGTACACCGACGGACCCGCAGCGCCCGATCCACCACGAAATGCACGGCACAGGTCGGAGACAAGAGTAAGGTCCGAAGCCGCGACGCCGGAAGTCCCAAGACGTGGCAGGTTTGATCGAAGGAGAACATCCACGGTTCTTCTCCCGGCGGATCAACGGTCGCAACCCACACCCGAGATTCTTCCGCCAATTCCTCACGCTCGGCGTGTTTCCCACGCACTCGAAGCAAGTAACCGATGGCATCCATAAGCAAAGCGTAATAGAGCCGTTTGACGCGGGCATCCGGCCCTTGGAATTCTCCTGGGTCGAATTCGACTGGCATCCGGACGTGCATGTTAGGCGAGCACCGAAATCTTTGGAATACTGGTTTTCGTTTCCCGCACACATTCTCGTGCAAAAAACATCGCCATCACCGTGTCCGTATGGAAGCCACCAGGGTACAGGGCCAACTCCTCCAGCAAGGGTTCCATGACCCGCCGACTCTTGGCATCCCCCCACGGAACATGCCACAACCCTCGCTCCCATTCATTGGCGAGCGACGGAATCCCAATCGCCACGTCATGCTTCTGCGCCGCGCCAGTATACATGCCATCCAGCGGCAGAGACGTCGTCGATCCGAGATGATCGAGAATCGCCTTTTGGTACCCGTTCTTTTCCACCATGATCTTCCGAAAGGCGTACCGATGATGAAAATCCACGATCGCCCCGACCTGCCCACCAAAATCCACCCGCTCCCGGTACATGTTGAGAATCCATCGATGGCCATCGGCATCAATCGCCACCGCGAGCAACACGAAGTAGGCGGAATCGGAGGACTCGGTGGCAATCGCCAGGTCCACCCCAGCGACCCGCGTCGCTTGTCCGAGATACCCTGTCAGGTCGACCGTCTCCTGCACCACCCAATTTGTATCGCGGCACCGTGCCAAATACGCATCTTTCCACAGCAATTCGGCATCCGCGAGGGCGCGTTGCTGGAAGGACCGCGCGTATTCTCGCGCCCCCATCTCCGACCGACGCTTCCGGAGCAGGTCGGCCGACAACCGCTGTGGCCACAACGGCAACCGATAATGCTTATGCACCCGCATATAGGATGCAAACGGCACATCCCCGCGGCACGGAATCGTCTGATCCAGGGCCGCGTCTGGACAGGAAGAGAGAAGTGGCATCGTCTATTACTCCGTTCGCGCAGGGGCCATGGCATGCGGCCACGGCAACTGTTCCGAAACGATCCAGGGGCTCCCCGCACATTCTGGCCAATCCGTCCACTGCTCCTGCACGGTCCGCGTATATTCCCGCAGACACGTCGAGCCATCCGGCGACTGGACCGCCCCGCTATACCACCGTGCGGACCGTACCGGGAGGTAGGTCGCATCGGGAAGGCGGATCAATCGCCCGGGCCGAAACTTCGGATGGCGGGTATGGCAGGGCAATACCCACGTGCGGCGTACCGGAACCACGACAGGTCCGTGATGGCAGGAAACCGAGCGCGGAGGCATGGGGGCATAACGCGGGACCACCAAGACCAATACACTCAGGAGCAACGCCCAGACGAACAGGAAGGATCGGCGCGTCGCCCGCCAGGGTCCATCGACAATGTGCGGTTCTTTCATCGCGCCTCCTGCTGCAGATATCCCTGATCCCACAACTGAATCAAGTCCTCGAGTTTGGTCCGCGGCACATGCTCTCGACGCCGATTCCGACGGCCATGCCCGAGAATCACCTCGCAGTCGATCCCCGAGAAGTCATCGGCCGCGGACTGGATCAAAAACCCATAATTCTGCGCCATGTCCACATCGCGCGTGATCCGTCCATAGACATCATCCTGATGCCACCGGGTGGCGATCGATGCGACCCGTCCGTGTTCCTCCACCCGCGCGATGGCCTCCAAGTATTTCTGCCACACCGTACTGCGGAGTTTCGGGTAGAGGATCATGTTGCGCAGATCACAGATATCGTCCAGGATCAGCAGGTCCACGCGAGCCCCGGTGATGCTGGAGGTCGCGCCGCAGGCTTGGAAGGTGGGATCTTTTGCCATGGTATCCCGGGTCACGAACAAGGTCCGGGTCGTCCAGGCATTGGTCTCCGAGGGCTGGACGAGTGGGAAGACCTGATGATACGGATCCGAATATTGGATGTATTGGCGGAGCAGCGTCACGCGGTCCTTGGCCAACTGATCATTCGCGGAAATGATGCGGCCGCGCAGATTCCGATCGATCCCCAAACAGAAGAGGGAGAGCCCCACGACAAACGAGGTCTTTCCTGCCCCGAAGGGCGCCATGATCCACGGGATCAGTCCTTGGGCCCAGCAGACGGTGATATGCCGGATCCAAGAATAGTGGATGTCCGCCAACCGAATCCGGGAGCCGGATTGCTCATCCCGGAGGGTAAATTCCAAGAAGGCGCCGAGATCCGTCCGGGCCGCCGCCACCTGTTGCGTTTCGAGCCGCGCCGCCTCCGCCTCCAGGCGGAGCACCTCGGCTTCCTGCTCTTGTCGAGTTTGGGTCATGCCCGCTTGCCTCGCCGGCCTGCCCGCGTCGCCGTCCGCTTCGCCAGGTGGGGGAGCACACACGCCCCGTGGCAGATGGCACACGCCGAACCTGCGGGTTCTGCGGCGGGAACCGGGCGGGGCCCGTCCGGTGGTGTCGCCACGATCTGGAGCTGGGCGAGCTGCCCCTGCGCGTTCGCCAGTTCCTCCGACAGCCGATCGACCCGCGCCGCCAATATCCCGCACACGCCGTACAACACCACGATCCCGATCCCCAGACTGATCATCCGTCCTCCCGCTGGTGTTCCGCCTTCGCCCGGGCAATGCGTGCCTGGGCTCGTGCGAGCCGCTCCTCGAGCTCCGCATCCGACCGGGACGCGGGAGCCTCTGCTGGCGGCGCCGTGTGTTTCTGCAGCACCGTGATATACCGCCCGATCAGCTCCGCGGTCTGGAGCAAGTCGCGCAGTTTCATGGGTTCTCCGGACAGCAGGGTTTCTTCCAGGCGGAGCAGGACCCCATTGGCCAGCGTCAGGAGCCGACCAATGAGTTCTTGGCCTTGCCGCCCCACGAACCGCTTCAGCTCGAGGTCGTTCGCAAAGAGGGGCGCCAGCTCCTGGGCCCGGAATTGGCTCAGCATCTCGGCAAATGCCACGGCCCCCTCCATCGGTTGCCCTCGCCCGACCGCAATCGCCACCGCCTCTTCCCCGGCTTCCAGCACCGACGCCGCCCGGGCGACCAACGCCCCCATCTCCGGTACACTCTCCGCGAATACCGTCTCCTTCTTCCCCATTCCCCTATTCTTCCGGATCTGCTTCCACAACGCAACCCTCCCTTCGCATTTTCCTCCAGATCCCCCCATCTTTTCCCAGATTCCCCCCGGATTCTCCAGGAATTCCTCTGGTTTTCCTCACCTTCTCTGGATTCTTTTCCCGAAACCTCCCGGTAGTGTTCGAGTCTCTCGTCTGGATCTTCTGCTCCAGGAATGACGGATGTCCTTGTGGAGCACATCCAGGGTCGCCTTTCCCTCACGGGTACCATGTCCCGTTCTGCTCCGCCATGGATATCCTACCAGGAGAGGTGTCGCGGATATCCACTGTGGATATGTGTCGCGGGTATACTACACGGAGATGCACGGTGGAGATGTATCGTGGGGATCCTCTCTGAATATGGAATGAGGGTATCCTCCCCCCTGGATATGTGTCGCGGATAGCGAGTGAGGGTAGGCATGGCGGCTGCTGACCCAGCTCCCAGTAAAACTTGACAACCTACCCCCCACCACCATATACTACTTGACAGAAGCGCAACGTAGCATCATGCTAGCTCGCTCGAGCGGTAGGCGGGCCGGGCAGCTCGGACCAGGATGAGGGAGGATGAGGGCGAGGGAGGATGAGGGAGGATGAGAGGGAGGCGGCGGGGCGCGCTAACCCCGCGGATTCATTGAGCAATCCTCGACCGAAGAAAAATCTTCGATCCCCTCACAAAATGACTTGACTTCGCGCCCGTCCGACGGCATAACAAACCCACCGCGACATGAGGTGTCGCGGCCTCGGACGGGCGACGCGGCATCACGGCGCGTCCGGGCACATACCGCCTCGGCGAGCGTCACGCCGAGTCGAAGACCGAGACGAACCGAAGCACGAGTCTAGCTCGACGGACGGGGCGTAATGAGTAGCAGTTACCCACCTCGCGCGAAGATGACTAGACTCGCGATAGGTCCCCTAAGCCCCCCGCAATAGCGCGGCATCGCGGGATACCCGGCGCGGCTACCTAGCACGCCGGGATGCCGAGTGACGCGACCAGCGGGACATAGCCCGCGGGGATGACGGATAACGCTGGCATGAATCTTGCCTAGCCAGCGGGTAGTCAACGCTGGACTGCCATCACGTCGTAAGTCTCGTGAGCGGTCATCCTAGCCACGGCACGGCTAGCTGGGGACGACGGCAGGCATGCCGCGGCGATTCCCGGGTGCTGAGACACCCGAACGACCAGCAAAGCGGACCGGGCTAGCGGTCTCAACCACGACGCCGCTAGCCCCCCGCCTCGGCCCCCCTGTCTTATTGTGTTACACGGTCGTATTGTGTTACAGGGGGGCCGAGGCGGGGGAAGCCCGCAGAAAGAAGGATGATCATGCTCACGTCGGCTACAGGCAAGGTGCTCGCGGACGCCGCGCTTTACCGCGCGACGACGGGACAGCGGACGGGGCTAGAGACGCCCGCCGCGTGGCGATCCCCCTCACCGGTCCCGCGCGCGGCATGGCATGTGTTGTTTGAACCGGTCGGGGCGCCGCGCAAAAGAACCGCCGCGCGGCTGAAGGCGGAAGGTAAAGGAATGGCACGGAAGAATCTCTGCCGCGTCGCCTCGGCAGAGACAGTCGAACAGGCGCGCCAAGCGCTATGGACAAGCGTTGAAAAGTGGTTGACAACCGGCCACGGTGCGCGTGTGACCATCCAGCCTCCGACACGGTGGGGTGCGCTCAGGTGCGTGCTCTACCGCGCCGGGCATCGGGCAGGGTATCTGCACTCCCGCGCGACCGGGGCGCCGCGTTCCTCGCTCGCGACGGCGAAAACCCTGGTGCTGCCGTGGCACCACGGCGGGCGGTAGCCGACCACGGCACGCCATGACCCCGAGCATCCCTGCGGCCGGTAGGGATGCTCGGGGAGTGTCACAAAATAACACTGCCTGGCGAGTGTGCAGTGTTATTATGTGACACAGTGCTTACCATCCCCTTGACATAAGGGGAGAATGGGAGGAGTGATGCACGTGCCATTGTCGGACCGAGTACGGTCGACGGAACGCTTGCTGGTCTGGACGTTCCTCGCCGGTGTGTTGTGGGGCTGCGTCTGGACGGTGGTTGTCTTGCGGTAGCACGATGGGCGATCGCAGTACCGTGGTCATCCATACGACCACAGACGATGCCGAGCGCTTCCGGGCGCTCGGCTTTTATGCGGCTGCGGGATGACCCGCCGCCAACCGCGTCCCTCGCAGGGACGCGCCAGAGGGAGTGAGACATGCGACAGGAACACCCCGAATACGTTCCCCCGTACAAGCGCCCGCTGCGGACGCCGCTGCGGCCGCTCCTGGACGCGGCCCTGTCCGCGCCTGCGGCCGCGGAATCGCGACTCGCGTACCTGGCCGCGCTGGCCTCCCGGGCCATGATCCGGCGCCGGCCGGCTGGCACACCGTAACCCACGGCATCCCCACCAACCCGGCCGAACGGTCCGAGGCCCCGGACGGGACACCGGCATACCTGGGCACGGACCCCCACGGGGGTCCGGTGCGCCACGTGCGGTACCCGGAAACCCGCGGGGCCGGACCGGCCCGGAGGACGATAACCCATGTGGGCTGTCGTCGAGATGTGGGATCATGATCCGCCGGGCATCCGGTTGTGCCGCACCGAAGCAATGGCACGGTGGCAGTACCGCGCCATTCTCGCAGCCGCGCGGGCCGACCGGCTGCACGTCGAAGATCGCGGAGCGAACACGGCATGGGTCTATACCACGTCGGGCCCGTCCGGGCCGTCGACCCGGCTGCGCCGCGTCTATTGCGTCCCGCCCGGGGACACGCTGTTGGAGACATGACGCATGGAGTATGAGGCCACAGACCAGGCCGCGAACCAGCATGTGGTGCACTGCCGGCGCGGCAGCGGGTGCCGCCTGTACCTCACGGCCGACGGACTCGGGACGGATCGCCCCGAACGGGCCATGCGGTACCGGGATTGTGCGACGGCGACCGCCGCGGCCCGGGCTGCGCGGGACGAGCCGGGCTGGCGTGGGTTTTTCTGGGTTGCGCTTCCCGCCATCGGCCTACCGCCGCCGGTAGACCGGTAGGGCGTCGGACGCGCACGACACGAAAGCGAGGAGATATGCCGGATTTCTGCATTGCGAAATGTACTGACGGCACCATCCGGGCGGACGGCTGGTGGTGCCCGGCCCCCGGGGACCGGGTCTGGGTCGCGTGGGATGGTGTCGACGACTTGCGCGTGTTCCGACACGAACACGGCCCGATGCCGGGCTGGAAAGCCATGGACTGGCCGCATTGGCCTCGCGGGCGATGATCCGCCGAACCCCTCGACGAACCGCGCAGGGTGTGACGGCAGCCGGACATCCCAGGGCCGGCACGAGCGGAAAGGCAGGCAGTATGACTCCTCCGACGCCATCTCGGTGCTTCCCTCGCGAGAGGAACCCCCTCGCCGGGAGTGCCCGGTGACGTGCATCCGCAACCGCGCGGGGGTCCTGCTCTGGTCCGACGGGCAGCCCACCCTGGCCGCCGGGCTGACCGACGCGGTGCAGGCGAGCGTGCGCTTCACAGACGCCGACCTGAACCACACCAATTTGGCCGGGGCGACCATACGGGGCGCCGATTTCGCCGAGGCGAGCCTCTCCGACGCGAACCTCGCCCACATCGACGCCACCGAGGCCTACTTCGCGCGGGTCGACGCGATCGACGCCAATTTCACCGGCGCACGCCTTGTAGGCGCCGATTTCACCGACGCGAACCTCACCCGGGCGAACCTCACCCGGGTCAACGGGACCGGTGCCCTGCTCCGCCACGTGTACGGCATCCGCGCCACCGGCATCCGCGCGGTATTCGCGCGGGCCGACCTGACCGACGCGGATTTCACCGGAGCCACCCTCACCGACGCGGATTTCACCGACGCGAACCTCACCGGCGCCGATTTCACCAAGGCGCACCTTGCCGGCGCCACGTTCGCCGGGGCCACCCTCACCGACGCGACCTTCCGTGGAGCGGATGGGTACCGGACCGTATGGACGGAGGCGAGCGCCCGCGGAGTCGACCTGTCCTCTACCCATCTTGGCGACGCCATGCTGGCCCGCGCGGACCTGGCGGGCGCGAACCTGACCTGGGCCGATCTCGCCGCCGCGGATTTCACCGACGCGAACCTCACCGACGCGACCCTCACCGACGCGGATTTCACCGACGCGAACCTCACCGGCACGAGAGGGATCATTCCTCTTGGGGCGCCAGATGGCTGGCCCGCGTACGCGTGGTGCCGCAACGGATGGCTCTCTATCCGCGTCGGCTGTCGCGAAATGCGGCTGAGAGAAGCGCAGGCCTACTGGTCCCTGGCGCACCCACACTACACCGAACGGTCCGAAATCCGTGCCGCCCTCGACGTCGCGGAGGCAGCCGCCGTGGCGCGTGGATGGCCGACGAAACAGCCCATCTAGGAAGCGTAACATGGCCAAACTCTCGAAACGCGGAACCGTCATGCTCGTGACACTGGAAACCCCCCGCGGCGGTGTGATACGCGGCATCCGGAGTGACGGGCATATCCTGGTACGCAAGGAACGCGGTGGGCACGTCGACCTCGGCCGGGTCACGCCCGGCAAAACCCTGGCGGAGTTTGCTGCCCGGTGGCGGGAGAAATATCCGACCTTGACGGTACGGTTCCACACCGACGGGTCGATCGTGCCGAATCCGCCGGAGAAACACGCGGCCGCTGTCGCGGCGAAGAAACGCCGGCGGGAGGCCGCAGCGGCCCAGGACCAGGAAGAACGAGCGGCCGCGGCTGCCTGGGCGCGGACGGGGATGCTCGGGTAAGCCCCCGCGCCAGAAAGGGATACTATGCGGCTGGTGTACGATCATAGTACCGGCGCGAATGCCGTGTCCGTCCAATGCTATTGCTGCGGCACATGGCATCGGCTCGCGGACATGGTCAGCGACCTGCACGGACCGGCGTTTCAGGCGTATTATTGCGCCACATGTCAACCGGAGGGGCCGGTGGCCGCCTGCGACCGGCCGGGGTGTACCCGATGCGGAAACTGGTAACGCCGTCGAACCGGCCGCGGCGCCCGCGGTGGACGCCGGCGCAGCTGAATGCGCGACTCCAAGCACAAGCGGCCGGTGGGAACCGGAGCGCGCAAGCGATCTTGGCGCACCGGGCCGTCTGGACGCCGGCCGTGCGATCCGCGTGGGTCGACTGGTACGCGACGCAATCCATCTCGAAGAAAGGACCGTGCACGCATGATCCCCATTCATCAGTGGACCTATGACGGCAGCGAGGTGTTGCTGCTTCGCCGCGTGGGTCCGGACGGGCTGAGCCACGGCGGGTTTACGGGCTGGCGCGACCTCGCGGTCGGCGAGACGCTCACATGCCCGGATTGGAACCCCGCGCCGCAGTGTGGCGGCGGCCTCCATGGGTGGCCGTGGGGGTTGGCGATCGGGGCGGGCACCGACTGGTCACTCCTCGACGACACGTGGTTGGTATTCGGCGCCGCGCCGACTGACGTCGCCGCGATCGACCCGACGAAAGCGAAAGCGCGCGAGATCATCCTCCGGTATCGCGGTGCTTTCGCGCGCGCCTGCGCGGTGGTGGCGGCGGGGCGTGCGGCTTGGATCCGCGCCGCGGGGAGTCCCGCGGCGACGACGGGGTGGGAGAGTCCCGCGGCGACGGCGGGCGTGCGGAGTCCCGCGGCGACGGCGGGCGTGCGGAGTCCCGCGGCGACGGCGGGTGGGGAGAGTCCCGCGGCGACGGCGGGTGGGGAGAGTCCCGCGGCGACGACGGGGTGGGAGAGTCCCGCGGCGACGGCGGGCGTGCGGAGTCCCGCGACGACGGCGGGTCGGGAGAGTCCCGCGGCGACGGCGGGCGTGCGGAGTCCCGCGGCGACGGCGGGCGCGAGGAGTGATGCGGTCGCGCTCGGCGCCAACAGCCACGCAAGCGCCGGGCCGCAGGCACTGGCCTTGAGTTACACCCGCGCCCGTGCCGGGATTGGTGGCATCTTGGTGCTGCCCTTCCGCCATCCAGACGCCACACTCGACGTCTGCATCGGGCGCGTGGGGCACGACGGGATCGCTGCGGACACCTGGTACCACGTCGTCGACGGCCGTCTTCAAGCTGTCAGGGAAGGCGAGTAAGATGCGGAACGCGGTCGGCCGTGTGCGCACTGACGTGTACGCGCCACTGACTCTATGCACGCAACCCTCGAGGAGTACATAAACAATGGGACACTGGGACGC